CATTAAATCACCTTGCAAATCAACGGTTTTATCATTGGAAACGGCGAGTTCGCTGTTGTTCCAACGCGCGACGTATGCCGATAATGTCGTCAATTATGGATGGGATGTATCATGAACGTTGGAAGCGTCGCGGTACCGGAACCATCGGCACGTTCGACACCTGTTCTAACCGAACGCGCCATGCTCTCCGTATATAAGAGGGTAGAGGGGAGTTCGGAGATAGTTAATGGAGGATGGCATGGCCACGCAGGAAATGATAATTGCGGCACTTCTCAAAGCCGCCGCGCTCGGACTACCTCCTGACATTCAAGAGGTGCTCGTTCGAGGAAATCCGACGCGAGGAATTCCAGCGGGCATCTTGGGAAAGATGTTGGATGCAGCCAATGCAGCTGACACCTGTTCCCCCGCAAGCGCTATACGGGAATAAAAGGAAATTGAGATGAACGAGAATGACCGCATCTTGGCACGGATCAGGGGCGTACCAGCGCAAAAGGGGACGCCACAGACGGACATGGACCCACGGAATCCAAATCGCCCTGCTGCTGCGAATGATAACTGGCATTGGGAAAACTGTTATCCTGAACTTTATGCGCTCAAAATACGGTTTGAGAATGAACGCCGCAAGCAATGGGAAGAAAATGGAAAACCTGTCTGATTTGGATATCCGGCTTCTTGGCGCTTTGAGCGAGAATAGCGGCCGTCTAACCCGTGACGTATCTGAAAAAGCTGGTGTAAGCCAGCACAACAAGCGTCAATCATCTGGAGCCACGAGGGCATGGCTGATGCGCCTTAAGAAACGCGGCCTTGTCGATTTTTACGACAACGAGAAACCGACCGTCTGGAAACGAACCGAGGCCGGGACGCGCGCATTTCATGGGCTTCCGCCGATTGCGAATGAAGACGCTGCCGCTATACGGGAATGATGATAGGAGGATGAGATGAACAGACCAGCGAATGAAGAAATGGTTCAAGGCTTCATGGACGGCTACGATCCTAACAGCCCGGAGCCGAGCGACAACCGGAGCCACAGCTATAGGCATGGCTTCAAAGCCGGGCGGAATGACAAGCTGAACGGAGAAGGTCCGTTCTACGGGATTGGGCATGAGAGAATTCGCGAAATGGCAGACAAGGCGATGGCAAGGGATGATCTGGCTCGGGATATGGCGTCAGCCTGATGGAGGGGAAGATGAGCTTATTGCGACCGCCGAAATTTTTCCAAGCGCTGCTGTGGTGGGGCTGGGGCTTTAACATTCTGCGGCATACCACCGACACTTTTCAAGATGGCCATTCGTATGGCATCCAGAACGAAACATTCGTCTCGGTGATCGTTTTCCTTGGTGGCATTGCATTTGTGACTGCAATGTTCGGCTTTGCCGTGAACCTCATATCTGCATTTGGTGATTTATTCAGAAGCCCTGAATTGGTTGTCACGGGGTTTGAACAGCCGGATTAACCCCGTTCCATATAGGCGGCGACGCCTCAAAAAAAGACGCTGGCTGCTCGATGACAGGAATATCCCGATCCTTCGCATCGAAGATCCATGCTACCAGCAAAATGCCGATCGACAAGAATATAATGGCGATACACACGCCGATGGCGATTTCGAGCGAGCGGACTATCCAAGCATGAGGTTCAGAGCCTCTTTGAGGGTGAGTCCTGACGCGGGGGCCAGGATGATAAGGAGCGCGGCTCTGAACCACAGGCTTTGCGCTATGCGCGACAAATCCATTCGGTCTGATGTATTCGCGTGGGAATGCGTTAACATTTCCAGCAGTTCTGTAAGCCGGTCCTGCCTGTTGAGGATTTCCGTCAGGATATAGGCCAAGTCCGGATGATTTGAGTGGAGCCTCGTGATCGCGCCTGTGGTCCAATCCATTTGTTTTCGGCTCCGCATAGTCTAAACTGCTCGCTGCCATGTTTCAGTCCCGTTTTTACTTATGATTGCCTTGGGTCATTAGGCGATCCTCTTTCGCTTGGTGATCTAGGAGCAGCGTCGATGGACTAGATCGGCGTTGCTCCGCTCGTAAGTCTGTGGTATAATCTACGGATGATTCAATCGGTTAAGGTGAACCATGGCATCGCCACAGCACCCGTTCACAAAAGAGCAGATTGCCCATTTTCAGAAAGCCGTCATAGCGGATTACTTGGCGAAGGATACGCCGCTGCTCTCCATTCTGAGAAATCCCTCACGTCGTGAGGACACGTTCCGGATTCCCCGTCCTTGGTCATGGCACATACGGCGTTTCTGGGATCGGCTGCTGAAGCGCATCGGGCTTCGCAAGCGCGAGCCAGTTACGATAAGCTTGAGCCAGATAACAATCACGCGCGACTTTAAACGCTAGTGCGCTCAGTCGAACATCTTCAAATGTCCCCGATAAGGGACATTAAGGGGCTTATCGTCCTTTAAAGGGGACGAAGTGCGCGTACGGGAACATCTTCGACACGTGTCGAAGATGGTTTACAAACCGTCGATTTTGTAAAGCCACACTGTACTTAAATCGCTGGATTTGGTAGAGTGTCTGCGGTCGGGGAGCGTTGGTCGCCGCAGCGCATGAGCGCTGTCAAACGGTTCGATTCCGGAGGTAGAGCGGGTTCGAGTCCCGCCCCGGCCCTTTCCGTCAATTTTCTGTCGCGATAGCCGGATCACGACAAAACCGGACATTTAACCGGGCGGGAATGCCCCTCGGAAGCCGCTAAAACCGTTGCTGTACAAGGCTTTCAGGCTGGGCGGAAACCGGACAAAAAACCGGACATGAATGGTGTTTTAAAAACACCATTTCCGAGACGTGTCGAAATAGGTTCAACATCGGTTCAGTGTGAACCTATTGCTTCGGACAGAGCGCCACGAATTGCCGGTTGTGCCGACGAACCTGTGAACTGGTCTCCGGCGTATCGTCAACCGACCATGTAATCTGCGACAGCACTTTGCATGACTTATCGCTGATTATTACGGCAGGTGGGGGATTGCTCGCACAGCCTGATGCGCTCAGACAGATCAGCAGGAGTATCGGCAACTTTAGCGCCTTCAGCTTGCGCGAATTCTGCAACTTTTTCATGAGCTTCATTGGCCTTTTTGATTTCTTTCTGCCAGTGATTGTCGCGGGCGGTTTCAGCGGCTACGATCGCCGCTTTCCTGTCGCCGTCGCCGGTCGAATAGCCATGCGTCCAGATCGCAACGATCGCGCTCGCGCCCGCTATTGCCGAGACCACATAAAGGGTTGGAGATCCAAACATCAGCGGCCCTTCTCCTTGTTGTCATCGTAGCGTGCCCATATGATGATCCCGAAAGCTGCGACGGACAGCACGCTGGTCAACAGCATGAGTTGTGGCAGCGACGTTCCGAGATCCTTCAGTACGCCGATGATGCCCATGATTTGCGTCTGGCTGTCGAGGATTGCAGTTCCGGTCGCGCCCGCCGAGACGATGCCGAGGGCAGCAGACTGGACTGTCCGAGAATTCATGGGCGTAGACGGCTTCCTGTAGCCCAGCAGCCGGGATTTCGCTTGCGGGGCTATGCTGACCTGATTCGACTGATTGCCGCCCAGCACCTGTACGTTGCCGCCAGATTCGCCAACGTAGAAGCCAACGTGTCCGGTCCAGCTCCGGGGATCGCCTCTTGAGAAGACTGCGATGCAACCCGGATAGGGTTTGTCCACCGGCTTGCCCCATGTTAGAAAGGAGCGGGCGGCAAGCGACTTCGAACCGGCATACCCGCCGCGCTCAATCATCGCGTTGCAGAACCCAGCACACCAGGCGGTCTCGTCGTCGTCGATCTCGGGAAAACCGGCGTCGCGGAAATAGCCAAGCACTCGCGGATTGTTCGCCGCACCCGGCGCTTCCTTCACGCCAAGTTCGCCGCGAGCGAGCGCAAGCCATTTCGGCTCACCGGACACCGGCTCATCTGCCGATTTCTCCGGCTTCGGAACGACGCTCTTTCCGCCGAATATCGCCTTGAGAAGCCCGGCAAGCCACTCAAAGAATGCTGTGAACGGATTCATGAAGGCTCCTCATTAAAAAAGCCCCGGAGAAGAGGCTGGATATTGAGATTGCGGGAGTGGGCGTCAGGCTGTATAATGGACATTGATCCACACGGCATCTTACGCATAATTAATAGAAAGCCGACCCTCTTGCGCGGTTGCGTGCGAGAAGTCGGCCACTTCGGCATAGTTCCCGTCGCTTGCCTGATCATCGAACAATACGAGAGCCAGGTCATTGCCGGAAGCCCAGCCGGCTCGGTTGATGATTTCCTGTACGATTGCTGTGACATCAACTGTCTGAACTCCGGTGGAAGTGAAGTTGTCAACCGTTGACGCTGCCGTTGTCTGAGTGATATTCGATGGAAGATTTCCGGCGCCCCAAACCGCTGCATCATCCACATCATTGCCGTGCATCTCAAGTTGTGGCGTCCCTGTAACAGCCAGCACTTCGACGCTGAATTCCGCCGAGTTTATCGTCGCCCCTTGATCGATGGTTACATTTTGGAATCGCCAGCCTATTACGAATTCCAGGCCATCTTGGCCAGCGGCAAGATCTGTGTCGTCCGTAGCCAGTCCGAAGGAAACCAGCTCATCGCGGTCATCGTTTGTATCGGTTATTGCTAGATCGAGGGTGGTGCTCCCGCCTGCAGCAACATAGGGTGCAGGAAATACAGCAAACATCAGCTTACATCCTGCACGGTCAGAGATGAAAATCCGTTGATCTTGATGATCGTACAGATGAAATCGTCGCCGTTTGTCGTGGTGAAGCTGTCGCCGAAAACCCCTGTAAAACCGCTTGTTGTGATCGCGCCAGCCGATGCGTTATTGGTGATCTGAACGATGATGCAGCAATCATCTGTCGGCGGCGCAAGCGTGAAGGCACCGCCATTGACGATGCGTTTCATGTTGCCGCCGTCCTGATCCGGCGTATAGGTACCAGCTCCAGATTGCGTACCGTCATTGTCTACGGTGTGGGCAAAGCCCGCCGTCAGCGTGTCTGGAGTATCGGCTTTCAGCGTATCGGCATCGAAAGCTTGCACATCCGTTCCGATGACCAAGCCGAGATTAGTTCTCGCGCCGGAAGCATCAGAAGCCCCTGTTCCGCCATCGGCAACGGCAACATCTGTTCCGCCAGAAACATATGCCGTGCCCGAGATGGAGCTGTCCGCACCAATCGTCAGCGTCCGGCTGGCGTCCCCAGTCGTAAGCGTCAGCGTTCTATCTGCTGACAAATCAGACCCCGGCGCTATGATCAGGTCATGGCTGGCGTTGGTATCGAGAAGATGGAGGCCGGTATTGGGTAGCGTGAGCGGGCCGGCAACGATCTCAACGCTGCCGTCTGCACGGAATCTTGCACGCCGCGTAAGTGTTTGACCGCCATTGTTGGTATAAATATCAACAGCGCCATACATGACATTGTTGGCGGCGACTCCATCAACAACAAAGCGAATTTCCGCGCCAAGCTCATAATCTGTACCGTCTTGTCCGAGACCGATGATGCGTCCGAGTGTGTCTCCATCATCAACGAGCGTCGGGGATGCGTGCGTGCCGTCTGATCTCAGGAAAAGTAAATGCCCACCAAAATCATTGGTGTCAGTATGACGGTGAATGGTAATGCCGCCTAAATCGGCAGTTCCCTCGCTGTGGACTTCAAGATCTGATGTAACTGCGGCACCAGCAATCGTGTGGGTAATATCACCATTGCCGTCCGATGATATGACAACCGGTTTACTATATTTGAAAGCATCGGCGCTTTCGTCCCATGAAAAAGTAGGAGCGCCCGTAACGCCTACCGTCAGAAGATCCGCATTGACATCAGAACCGGGATTGATATTGATGCCATCGTTAGTAGAAAGGTCGATTCCGCCGTCGCCGTTGAGCAAAGCAAATGCGCTCGCCTCATTTCCATCGAGAAGATCGGCATCCAGCCCTGACCCCGTACCATCAACAGTAACGAGCGCTGCAAGTATTTCCGCCGCCGACTGATCCGCCGTCGCCCCGCTTTCTATGCCGTCAAGCTTGGTGCCATCAGTCGCAACATCGCGCCCGTCAACCGTGCCGGAAAGCGCGATGTTGCCGACGCCGGTAACATTATCGCTGTCGTCTATGCCAACGCCGGAGCCCTGCAGCGCTCGCCCTGTCGTGCCGTCAAACCGCGGAACTCTATTGTCTGTCGAACTGGCGGGACCGGATACGCCGACGAGAAAACAATCCGTGGCGTCACAGAGAACGAAGCTCTGCGTCCCTTGGGGAACCACAACACCCGTTCCCGCCGAAGTCTTGACCGTGACCGTGAAGCTGCCGGATGTGGCGTTGCTGACGGCGTAGATTTTCGTGAGCGCCGGAATAACGATGGTGGAATTTGACGCCAGCGTGCCGGACACCAGCAGAATCGCCTTGCGGCTTTCATCCTCGATATAGTCTTCATCAGTGAGCGTGGTTGTGCCGCCGGTCGTCGAGATAGATGTGGCGCCTGCTATGGCTTCGTCGATACGGTCGAGCACGTCGTTGAGCGTCTCGCCCCACGTATCCGGATTATCACCGAAGCCCTGTTTTTCAAGCCTCAGTCTGGTGGTTGCGGTCGATGCCATTCAGGGGTCCGTGCAATAAAAAAGGCCCCGTAAAGGGCCTTGGTGAAGTGGGGAAACTATTCGCTCTTGAAATCAAGACCATTGGTCGCTAAACTAAGCGCCCATGATCAAGCTTCCAAAAATGACGCCCATTGAGATGGAAACCATCAGAGATAAACTCAAATTATCTCGCCCACAAATGGCATCTAGGCTTGGAGTTACTGCTAGAACCTACCAAAGATGGGCATCAGGAGACAGGACAATTCCCGGCCCTGCCGTGCTTCTTGCACAAAGAATTCTATACGATCACGAAAACGTGAACGCCAACCTCTGCGTATAGACTTGAAATGCGACCGTTGGTCGTTTAATGTCTTGAGTATAAAGGCTCTCGATAGGCAATCGCCCGCGACCCTAAAGACATCCTTTAATGAATTCCCCTAACCGGGAATAAGCCGCCCGGCGAGCGTCATCAGCGCTCAGCCGGGCATTTTGTGAAACCTCGTGCGAAAAGGAAATCACGCATGAAGATTACCACAGCCGTCGCCCGTCTGGCAATCGGGCTGTGCGGTCTCGTCGTCGGCACGTATTGTGCCTTGTCGGCGTTCAGAAACGGCCAAAGCCTTGCTCCGGGTATCGACGGCGATATGTTCGGCGCTGCGTTCGCAGCCGTCGTGATCGGATCTTGGTTCATCCTGCCACTGTCGCGCAATCCGCTCGCGCGCGCCGGGTGGCTCCTGTGCACCGGATTTGTGCTTGCCAACGCTATCGGCTACACAGCCTCGCATAGAACGACTACAGTCGGTGAGAAGCAGAATACCATTGCCGCCTACACTACCGCTCAGCAGGGCCTTGAGCAGGCCACAGAGCGCCTTACAGCCATGAAGGGCAATCGCCGGTGGGAAAGCACCAAGGGCTGTACGGACGTGACTGCGGAGCAATCCATTACGTTTTGTAACGACTTCAGCGAAACTCAGGCGAAGGCCGACAAACTTCAGGCCATCGTCCTCGCAGGGCGACCTGCAACACCCGACGCCCAGGCAGACACCATCGGATGGGTGATCCAAGCCGACACCGCGACAGTCAGTAAGGCTCTCCCCATATTCATGGCCGTCGTACTCGATATCGCCGCCACGCTGTTCATGTATCTGGCGCTGGTGAGCAAGGCAACTCCTGCAATATCTGCAGTGGTTTCGCCTGTCGCAACGCCGAAAACCAAATCGGCCAAGGCCAAGAACCCAACTGCTCGAAAAGATCGAGTAGTTCAGAAGCGGAAGCAAAAGCAAACCGCCAATGCGGTGGCGAAACTCAAGACCATCGCCACCAACCCGGCCTCGTTCAAGCCGCCATTCCGAGTGAGGAAGAACGGCAACCCTGATCGAAGATTCAAGGGAGCGAAAGCCGCAAATGATTTCGTCAAGGCTTGAATTCTAAACCCCGTCAGGTAATCTGGCGGGGTTTTTTCCAACTTCTGGAGGCCATCGTGTTCAAAGATGACAAGAAATATAACCACGATGGCGGATGGTCATACCCGAAGCCGACACATCCAGACGAACCCGCATGGCAATATGAGATGCGGGTTAAGGATTTCGCATCTCAATTGAAAGCCAACGTTTACCTTGCGGTCATCCTCGGTGGTTTCGTCGTTTGGCTACTGATGTGGAATTAGTCCACAAACTCGGCGATTGGCGATAGCAACCCCCCACCTTCGCGCAGCTTGTCGGCAAGCTTCTTGATCTTCGACAGGTCCGTAACCGGCGGTTTGCCGTGGATGTCCCCGCCCTTGATGCTCTGCTCGATTGCCGAGATATTGTAGCGGGCGCGCTCGCGGCGGCGGTTGATCAATGATCTGGCTTTCGCCTTGAAATTTGACGCCGTCACCTTGTCCCGTTCCAGATCGAGCATCTGGCGTTCGGCGTAATACTCCACCATGAAGCGCATGGTGGCAAGCTGGCGCAGATCATAGATATCCTGCTGCTCCCGCGCCCAGGCTTCCGTCGTGACCTTGCCGTCATCGCGCGCCTTGTCGTTCGCCTTGATGTCCTTGCGGTATTTCGAAAGCAGTTTGTCGGATTTCTTGTAGATGGCGTAGAGGCGCTTTTCCAGTTCGAGATTCGGCAGGATGTCCTTTGCCGCCTGTGAGCCCTTTGCGGCGTCCCGGCGCACATCCTCGTAAGGCTTCATCTTCTCGTCGCGGATCGCGTAATAGTCGTTCGAGTAACCATAGCCAACTTCATCGGAGACAAACCGGCGGATGATCGGTATGTCATTAAGGCGGATTGGCTCTTTCGTCACATACTGACGTTCGCCCATCGTGTAGAGCCGGGCGATCTCGTTGCCAAGCCCGCCGATGCCGAAGGTCCAGATATGCTTCAAGGTCTCCGGCGAGAAGTCGGTTTCGACGCCGAGCAGCTTGCCCTTGTGATACTCATCGCCGCCGCCGAGCCCGTTGACCCAGCGCGCCACCTGCTTGTAGACATCGGGCGTGGTGCGAAAGGACAAGTCGGTATCCGGCTCCGAAGGATCGAAGCTCATCGGGTAGACCGGTCCACCGTGAAACTTCGTATTGGTGTACATTTCCACGAACGGCTTGGCAATGGTCGGCGAGAACGCCGCGAGCGGGTTCGGATGCGCGCCGAGCGGATCGAAATGCCCGTGCGCGATCGAAACCATTTCCCCGAATGTCTTTCCGGCCGTGCGTTCTTCCTTCAGAAGATCGGTATTCTGATAGATGGCGTGCTCCATGAGCAGCCGGCCGAGATTGACGATTGCGCCGTAGCCATAGGGCATCGGCATCTTGAAGGCCACGGCATCGCGGCCGGACACGCCTTCCTTGCGTTCCGCGAACGGATTGAGGAACAGCCAGTTATTGGCGCGATCGTAATCCGAGGTCGTCTCGTAGATGTTCTTTTCTTCGTCGTCGCCGAGCGCCGCGCCGATCAGGACATTGTACAGCGCTGTCATCGCGCCGAGCCCGACAAGCGAGGCGAGAATGCCGTAGCGGCGTCCGGGCGTTGCGTCCTTGAACGCCTTCGACAATCTGTGCGATCCCTGAATGGACGGGTTGGCGAACAGATACATGGCCAGCACCATCTTCGAGGCCGGGCTGTCCAGCCGTCCGCGGCGGTTGAAGTTTACGGTGATATTCTTGGCGATCGAGGCGGCCTTTTCCTTCGACAGTCCTGATTCCAGCGCGATCTTGTATGCGGCCAGGCGCGTGGCGTTCTCGAAGATATTGTTGAAGCCGCCGACGACATCCTTGAAGCCCTTCCACAGCGCATTAGCGCGGCGTTCTGGATTGAGCAGGCCAGCGCGCAGAAGGCGCACATCGCGGGCAAGCTGGGCCTGCTGGCGTTCCCAGTCTTTCAGGGAATAGAAGCCTGTCGCGCCGCCAGTCCTCCTCATCTCGCGGTAAAGGTCGGCCCATTGGCCCGTTCCCCGGCCGGTCTCGACGGCAATGATGGCTTTCATCCCGCGCACGGAATTGCTCATGACGCGGCGAAAAGCTTTCTTGTGGCCGGCCGCCATGAGGTTGATGCCGGCCGCCTGAAAGTCGCGTATGAAGTTGGGCAGGGCAAAGGACGGGTTCAGCGATGTCGCCATCATGGCGATCCAGCGATTGAACGCCCAAGCCGCCTTCATCAATCCCATGCCCTGCGTGATGCCGACGTTCATCATGGCGTCGCGCAACTCCGGCTTCAGGAACCGGATCGAACGGCGCTCGCCGTTCACCACTACCGACATGGTGTTCGGATCGAGGAAGGAGAGCGGATCGGACTGTTCCTTCACCATCTCCCTGAACTGCTTGGCGGTCTGCACCGGCGCATTGGCGACAAGCGCTGTCTGCATGCCGGTGCGCTTGTCGATGAAGCGCTTCATCTTCGGCGTGTCGATCAAGGCGACATCGGGCATCGGGTGCGCTTTCAGCATCTCGTAAAGCGATTGCGCGACACGATTGCGCTCGCCTCGAACCAGCGTTTCGAGGTAATCCTGCACCGAGCGCGAGATCAGGTCATGAGCGCGGCTCTTGCGGCCCATCGCCCGGACCATATCCTTGTTGGTGACGGAGAAACCCTTCGGGACATTGACGTTCGCCGGCGTGCGTTCGGCATCGTGCTGGGGATCGCCCTTGAGCGGAACATAATCCTTGTAGGTCTTGCGCAGTGTGTCGGCTTCATCCTGCGTCATCAGGCCATAAACGACACGGGAATCAAGCTTGGCGTCGTTGATCGCATAGAGCATCTGTGCGATACGGTCGTAGTCCTTCGCCTTGCCGGAGTTCTGCACCGATTGCAGCACGATGCGCGCATCCGCCGTGGACATGCCGGAGCCGCCGTCCTGCATCTTGGGATTGATCGAGGCGATCTGCTTGTTGCGTTCTTCTGCGTGCCGGGCGTAGAGGTAGACTTCAAGCTGTTCGAGATCGATGCCGCTTTCAGCGATCGCCTTCTTCAGCGGCTCGACATGGCTCTCCTCAAAATCCTCGATACGGGTTTGCAGGCGCGAGTGATACAGTTCTTCCCGCAAGTAGGGCTGCATGTCGTCGGGGAGATCGACATTCTGTTCGCGCTTCTGCGCCTCCTGAAGCCGCCTGACGGGCAGGAAATTATCCTGCCATGTATTGCGGATGGACTGCAGCTGGCTGCCGAAGGCCCCCGCAGCGCGCTGGAAATAGCTTCTGGAGCGGTTGCGCATGTAGCGGCGGGATTCCGGTTCAAGCCCGGCATAGCCGTCGTAAAATTCCTCATAGGCGCGGCCAATGGCTGAGGTCGGATTGCGGCGGCCAGTGAGAGCGAAAGCTGCATCGGATAGGTTTGGACCGAATGCATCGTTGAAGAATGCATTAAGTCCATCTAGCGTTGGACGGTCAAATGCCTTGTGGGCGATGCTGTCTCCCGTTTCGGGATCAGAAACCTCAACATCCAAAGGTGCGCCACGGCGTGCTCGCAATAGAGCGCTGAGTTGACTGTGGGTTGGCCTTATAACGACATTGGCTACGCCTTGATTATCATATCGCATCGCGTGCGACTTCGACATGAAATCATACATATGCGGAGTTGTATTCTCAATGTAGTTATTGACGGGATACCCAGGCAACACCTCTGAGAGCACGCGGTGATCAATCCATCGTTTGCCTTGAACAAGATCCTCCGTATAGGCTTCGCCGGTGCTTGTTTCACCTCGGCCGATTTGATGGCGGCCAGAGAAATCCAGCATACGGCCATTTGGAAGAATGTAACCCGCTTCGTCGGGATCACGGGTTAGCCCGAAGGTATCAATAGCATGCTGGATTAATGCGCTATCTGGCTGACGTTCAGATTCCGTCTGCCCCTGCCTCGCAAACCGCGCCATAGCGCTATCCAGCGCTGCTTCAGCGTCTTCAACTGACAGCCCGGCGATCCGCGCAATGATGCGTTCACTCAGATCAGATCGGTTCTGCGCTTCCATGCGTTCCCGCGCGGCGTCACGCTGGCGGGCTTCCGGGCCTTTCGCAACAGTCTCGAACACCTGCTCATAGGCTTCGATCTTCTGCCCTTTGAGTGCGCGCATGATCCGGTTTATGAAGGCGTTGAGGCGCTGGAACAGGCGCTGCCATACGGTGGATGCTGGGCGCTTGCCTTTCCGCCATTCGGCGAATTCCCAAGCGACAGCTTCCTCATACATCTGATCGAGGGCTTGTTCCTCCGTCAGTTCACCGCGCTGGACAAGATCGTTGAAACGCTTGCCGTATTCGTCTGGAACGTTATGCTTTTGCAGCCAGTCGTTTCTGATCGCGGCGGCTTTCAGTGTTGACCATTCCGCATCGTTGATGATGTTCAGCGCGCGCACGGCGTGAATGACTTCATGATCGCCGATGGCTTTGGGATCATTGGCTTTCAGCGCCACGAAGATCGAAGTCAGGCTCTTGATATATGCGCCTTCGACGCCCTGCGGCAAATCCTTGAACCTGATCTTGACGCCCGGAGCCATCCGGTTGATTTCCGCTTCGACTTCGGCGAAGATCTTCTCACGGTTGTTCGCCGCTTCTGCTGTCAGGCGATAGCCATTTTTCCCGTTACCGATTGAAAGGGGCTGATCCTCTATAGCGTAGCTTATCCGGGGATCTCTCGGGTCGAAAGTTCCACGGTTGCCGATGGCGGATTTGATCTGGGTGGGATCGAATGCAATCCAGCTATCTTTGGCCTCCGGTGCAACCTTAAGGAAATCAGCATCTGAGGTTTCGAATAGGTCATCTCTACCTAAAGACTTCGCCTTATCGATACCTTCTCCACGATTCAAGTAAACGATTCCATCGAAACCGCGCTGCTTCAGAATATCAATAACATATGCCATAGCCTGATCTGGAGACATATCTTCATCGAGCGTCTTTTGAAGAATACTGCTCCGCTCAGTCCACGATATAGCGTTGGCCTCCATCAGCCCATGAACTATTCCCTCGGCATGGTGCATGCCGCCAGCATCGACGGCTCGAATTGGATTCGATATAGAAAGATACGCTGGATATACAGCGCCGCGCCCAGCTTCACCGAGAGACTGACCTCTTTCCGCAAAGTCTATGATGTCGCCTGCTTGCTGCTTCGTTCCGAAGTGCGTGCCGGAATGGAAAACCTGAATATCCGCATCCGTCGCATGATAAACAACCAGCGGCCGCCCGCCTTCATCAACGACCTTGCTTTCTTTAAAAAAGTTCCTGAACTCAGGCGTCAGTATCTGAGGCGCAGGCTGGCCTCCACGCAGGGAGAACATCTGATCGACAACGCCCTGCCGTTCTTCAGCAGATACAGACTCGCCGTTCTTTTTCGTGATCTTGACGAGGGAGTCGTCGAAAACGACATAGCTGTTGGATGTCCCGCGCGCGCCCGCCCTTGGGTCTGTCTCGGCGTAGCGTATGCCTGGTATTCCGGCGTCGAGCAGGAGGGTTGAACTGTCGCCTCTTCTATTCAACATCGCCAATGCTTCCCGAACATTCATCTTGGCAACATCGGGATTTGACGCATCAAGCCCCGCGCGTACCAGAGCGGACTTGATGCCGTCGGCTTGCTCTCCTATGGCAGCATCATAATCCAGAAGCTCTTTCGGCTCGACATCCATCTCCACTGTGTAGAGCGTACCCGTACCCGTGACTTCGCCCGACTTTACAGCCCTGACCTTATCAAGATATTCCTGTGTGTCTGCACGGCCTCCCGAACGTTCCACTTGCTCAATGGCGATGCCTTCAAGATCATCCAGCGTCCGCCCATATGCATCCGTGCCATCAAGCTTGGCGGCGGCCAGTTCCGCGATGTCTGCGTCGATAATGCTCTCACCATTCAGCGTGAGATTGCCCTGTCCACCTGCCATGCGGTATGTCCTGGCGAGGCTCTCACTATCAGAGAATGAAAACCCGCGGCCGAATGCCTGATCTCCGTCGCCAGTCCCCATTCTCGACATATCGAACCGGTCGAAATCATGCGGCGAGCCGTGGTAGCCGCGCAGGGCGAACATCGTGTCCGCATCTGTCGTCACCGGAAGCTCATCGATCCACTTCTTCGATCTGATCCCCGCTTCGAACCTGGGCAAATCAAGGTTCAGGCCATCGACAACATGAAGATCGATCTCGTTCGCCCCGTTCCGGATGGCGGCGGCAACTCTGTGATTGCCATCCAGCAGGAGGTATTTGCCTCCGGCCCGGATTGCCCGGATGGCGCCGTCTTCCGTATCCGTGATATTGTTGGCGGCGTAGTCTTCGACGACGCTAGGATTTATGGCTTCCTGAGTCGAGATCAGTTCACCGATGCGAACCTTGCGCGGGGATGCCGGCAGTTCCAAAAGCCTGTCAATGACATCTTCGAATGCGGAGTTGCCTTCAGCTTCCTTTCCGAGCATTAAAATCGGTAGCGGATTGATGTCTTCGCCTTTAAGGTCTTCTGACGGTTCCGGGCGATAGGTCGGCGGGGATCTGTCAGGATCGCGCAGGGCAAACATCTGATCTGGAGAGTCAATACGCAAGTGAAACGATGGCGGGCCAAAGCGACCGTCTTCTGTCCAGCCTGCATTTCGGAAGAAGCTCGCAAATTGATCAGTCAGGACATTTTCGACATAGACCGCCTGAATGCCGTTGCGCTTGGCTGTCTCGATAGCGGAGGCCAGAACGTCACGGAATGTGCCCTGTCCACGCTTTGCGCGCGAGACTTCGATTGATGCGATGTCCAGCGTCGGGAGCACCTCATCCGTATTTGGATCGGGCCGTTCGCTTTTACGGACGTAAGCCTTGAACCCGTCGCCATCGATCCATTCGTTCCGGAAATCGCCGTCGAGGAAACCTTGAAGCTGGGTTTCCCAATCCGATTTCCCGCGCGAGGAAAGCGCGAACATCGCATCACCATCCGCCGCCGCAATCTGCGCCTCGGCAGGCAAGCCCTCCCAGAGACCATCGATCTCCTGCGTCGCAGAGCCTTCCTCGCGGCGTTCCAGCAACTGCCGGGGGCTGAGATACATTTCTTCTTCAGCCGACCACTGGTGCCATTTGACGGTCTCAGGATCGCGCTTCTTCCAGAACTTGTGGCCGGATTCGGTCAGCAGGCCGGAGGGCTGGAGTTTGACGCCGAAATGTTTCTCGACCTGATCATAGAGTTTTGCGCCGGAGCCGGGGGCCTCGACATCGTAGACGAAGCCGCGCCCGTTCGATGCCTGCCGGACATGCATGGTTGCAACCGGCTTGGCGGTCTTGCCGGAGCCTTCAGGATAGAGCGAGTATTTACGGCGCGCTAAGCCGCCTTCGACCGGCGAGAGGTCTTTGAACTCGCCGCGGAAGCCGGGGACTTCGAAGGCTTCGTTGCTCGGGGCTTGTGACGCATCCTTGCCTTGTAGCTTTCCACGCGGTCCCACAGGTTCTGATACTGCGGATCGCCCGGCTGTGCCTTCGCCAGCAACGCCTCGATCTGCGCCAGATGGCTTTCGCGATTTTGCTGGACTTTTGTCGAGGACAGTCGTTTCGGCATCGGGTGCTCCTTCCGGTGCGACCTTAGCAGGTTTTCTTGTCAGGGCAAAACGGGTGTCCTTATCAGCTTTGACGCCAAGGTGCTGGCGAGCCATGCTGCGCGCATGCTGCGTAAACAGACGCGTCTTTGGACTATCGTCCAGCTTATCCAGTTTCGCCGCAGTTTCAACCGCCCCATTGAGCGCGGTTACCGCGGCATCGCGATCGCCGGACTCATAGGCGCTGAGGATTTGCTTATAATCGCTGATGAGCCTGTCGAAGGTCGTGCGCGCTTCACCAGTAAATCCGCTGGCGCGGCGTGTAGCCGCCGGGGCCTCGCCTTCGAAACCGCGGTTGACAAGCCCATCAAGTGATTGGGTGGACTCATCCCACGCGGCGCGGAAAAGGTTCTGCTCGTGGGTAAAGCTCCCGGCGTCTTTCTTGAGTGCAAATTTCGTGTCGCTCGCCGCCGGCGCAAACTCCTTGCGCTTATCCCCATCCTTCAACCAGCCCTTGAACTCATCAACCGGCACGGTGTAGATTGAGCCTACGCGATCCGCCTTATCGGAATACGATCCGCGATAGGCTTTTTCCGCCGCCTCCTGATCTTTGAAACCGTACAGAATCTTGTGCTCGTCGAGCTTGCCGGTCTTCGGATCGATCTGGTTGACGACGGTCACTTCCTGCGATTTCAGGTCAGGCCCGAGGAAGATGTCTACGGCATCGCCGTCCTTGCCTTCTTCACCCTTGATATAGCCGTAATGCGCCTGTGCGGTGGCTGACCATTCCTTGCCGTCAGCATCCACGCCGCGGCGTTCCGCGCCTTTCGGGGTTTCGATCGCAACCTTGACGCCAAGCCCTTTTGGCGTCAGCTTGACACTGGCCTTCCGGTAGTTCCCCGCCTCTTTCTGCGCTTCGCTCGGCTCGGTATCGACCAGCGTTGCGACCTCATCCAGATCGCTTTCCGTCTCGGCGGGTGCAGGTTTCTTTGCCGTTGCTGTATCGTCATCGGGAAGCTCTTCGAAGATGTCCTCGTCTTCGGCTTCCTCGAATGCGGTTTCAGGTTCGGCCGCCGCTTCTTGCTCCGGTTCCGCTGCGGGGGCCTCGTCTTCGGGCGGCGGGGTTTTCTTCTTCGCCGCCTTCTTCTCGCCGCGCACTTCGCTGATTGCTGTCGATGTACCACGCGCGCCGCCACCGAGCAGCGTGCCGATCAGACCTTCTTCCGCCGCGGTTTCGCCGATCTTGCGTTCTGGATCGTAGAATTCCTTGGCGGTGATGTCGGATGCAACTGACTGGCCGAATTCCTGCGCGCCTTCTTCCGCCGCGCCGACCGCCGCCTGCGTGCCGACGTTCTTGACCTTCTGCGCCGCAGTGACGCCCTTCTTCATGGTCGAGGCGGCTTTCATCGTCGCCGTAACCGGCAGCGCTTCAGTCAGCCCGAGCGCAAATCCCGTCGCCGTCGCCTTGGCCCTGTCGGCTTCGGAGACATCCTTGCCTTCCTTCATCTTCTCGGTTGCAGCCTCGAAATGCTGCGAACCGCTTAGCGTACCGCCGAGCAAGAACGGAAACGACTGCGCAATGAGATGGAAGGCTTTCGGCCCAAGCCGGGTGATGGTCTGGATCGCACCCGTTCCGTAGAACGCCGTCAGCGATCCGACGCCGTGGGAGAGCTTCTGACCGAACTCGTCGGCGCGCGCCTCGTCGCCGGGGAACACCTGTCGCACGAACTCATCGATCTGCTTGCCGGTCTGGTAGATCGACGCTTCATCTGGCGCGGCGTCGCTGCCTGCGACTTTCTTTGCGTAGCCCTGCACGATCCCGGCGAACTTGACCGGCGCACCGACGAGCGTTGTCCCGAGCGATTGCGCGGTACTCTCGACGCCCGCCCGCAAGCCCGTCTTGGTCGGCAGCGGCGATGTCCCGCCCTCGATCGCCTTGATACGGGAAAGCTTCTTTTCCCCGCCCTCGATCATGTTCCTGGCGATTTCGTAAGCCGGGTCGGCTTCCATCTGCTCACGGTCAGGCCAGACGCCCTTGATCTGCTCCATCAGCCGCTTGCCGTCAGCAATCGAGCTTTCCGCGTCGGCGCGCGTTTCCTTGATCCATTCGAGCTGGGCAGGATTGGGCTTGCCCTCGGGCTTGCCGATCACGCCGAAAGCTTCTCCGAGGACGCCGAGATCGGGACCGCTCTGCATATCACGGCCCAAGGAGGCAGAACGCTCACGCGCAACTTTCACAGCTTCCTCAACGCTATCATAGGCATTGAACTGCTTGCCAGACTTGAGCGCTTGATTTACAGCCCAGTCTTCGAACTCAGCGGTGCCGGGTTCATACGGGGGACGCTTCCCGTCCCAGATGCTGGGAATGTTGGTCGGCTTTCCGCCATTCAAGAAAGGATGCGTTACGGTTATGCTTTCTTCTGTCGCCCAAGATCCATCCTTGCCTGGGATAAATGGACGCCCCGTAGTAGGATGGAGCTTACTAGAAAGGTCTTCCGTTTCAGAGGTGAAGTCAAACGCCGAGACGGGCTTGTCTTCGCGCGGCGCCTGGTACGGTGGCGACAGCGCCGGTTCACGAGGGGCTTGTTGCGGGGCAGGTGCGGCGGTGGGCGGTTCAAGGAAATCGAACGCGCCGATGCTTTGCAGCACGCCTGCCGGGTTTGGCAGCTTCGGCGTGAATGTCGGCAGGTCTGCCTCGGAGAACGCTGACTGCGGCGCGGGAGCTGGGGCGGGAGCGTCCTCGACCGTCGTATCGAACGGTCCCACCGCGCTGACCGGATTGCGCTCGGGCAGCGGCGTGTTCAGTTCAGACAGCCGGTCGCGCGCGCTGCGCAGGGCCTCGATAAAATCAACGTCATATTTCATGGAAGGTGGCGCTGCCTATTGAACGTCTTCAAATATTTTCATCAGACTTTCGAGATCGGCTTTTTCTTCATCCGTGATCTCGCCGCTCTGGGCTTTGCCCGCCAGTTCCTTCACCATCTGCTGAAGGTAAGCGGAGCCGAACGGATCATCCTTGATCTGGTGGCCGTATTCGACAGCGGTCTTGCGCAGCGCGTCGGTATCGAGAATGCCGCCGCTGGAGTCCTTGACCATCCTCATCAGATCGTTGAATTTGACGCCCTTGCCAGACTTGCCGCCTTTCTTCGGAGACGCCAGTTTCGCGGCATCCGTCTGGAGCTTGCGCAGCGCCTCGGCGCTCGACTTGCTCTTCTGCTTCTCGGCCTGCTTGAGGTCGCGATAGCCCGCTGCGCCGCCGCTGATGCCTTGAGCGAGCGATGACCAGATATTTGCGCCTGGCTGCCCGCCGGCCTTGGTCATGGCCTGCCCGCCCTTAAAGAGCATCTCGCCAAGTCTCTCCTGCCAGTCCGAGCCTTTCGCTGGCGTGCTTGCTTCCGCCATGCGCTCTTTCAAAAGCAATCCGAGAGGTGTTTTCGATTCCTCGCTTTTATCGAAAGCCGTCATCCATGCAGACGGCTCTGAAGCCGGACTTGCCGCCTGTGAAGATGCTTGCGGCGCGGCCATCGGGGCTTCCGGAGAGGAGCTTCCTTGCTCATCGCCCCCAAACATGCCCATAAGCTGGAGCAAACCTTGAGGCTTCGTCTGCGCAAGCCCCTGTGGTTGGAGCGCGCCTCCTGACCCTTGCTGAGGCCAGCCCTTGAGGATTGAACTGAAATCGAATGCTGTGTTTGCCATCGGTCAAGCCGCCATTTTCTTGGTGCGTTTATCAAGTGCCTGGATGGCCGCGAGCATTTTTCCGAGCATGTCGGCCATGTCGATCTGAGAACCATCGCTGCCTTCGGGGAATTCGCGCGCGTAGTCCTGCGCCATGACGCCGGTGCGTTGCTCTGGAACGCCAAACGCCGCTTGCGCTTCCGGCTTGTAGGAATAATCCTCCGCTGGCATGGTCTCGAATGCGCCAAGCACAGCCTCGCCATCGGCAGGCGTCCGGTCCTCCTTCAGCCGTTCGTCGCTCATGTAGGCTCCGGCAGCCGTTGCCGCCGTTCCCACCACTTGCGATAGAAGGCTTGGTCCGGGCGCTGTCGTTTTCGACGTTTCTGTCCGCGGCGTTCCAGACAAGACACCTGCAAGCTGACTGGCTTGATCAAGATTATAGTTCTGACCGCGCAGATGCTCCGACTGCGCGGTGCGATCGGCTGACTCATAAGCCTGCGCATTGATCTGGTTGGCGACCTGGCCGATCTTGTCGTACATTGCGCGATCGGATTCGCTTTCGGCAACGCCGTGGCGCGAGCCGCCGAAAGCGCCAGCCCCGATCGCCTTGCTCGCAATATCCTGCTTACCGATCTTGTTGGCGCGGATGAGTTCCCCAACACTGTCTTTCAACACCTTATCAGTGTACGGATTCATGTACTTGTCTGTTGTCGAGGATGGATCATAGGCTTCGAAGGGCGTGGCGTTGCCCTTGGCCTCGTAGAACAAATCCTCTCCGGCTCGTTCCATCCATTCAGGGATCTTGTTGACCTGTGTCGTGGTCTGCTTCGAGCTGCCCATTACCGGCCTCCCTCATAAAGAAACTGCCCGCCGAGAAAGCGGAATCCGTTGAGTTCCATGAACCTGTCCTTTGCCTGGCGATCGCCGCCGCCGATCAGATCAATGCGCAGCGGCATGTTGAGTTCGTCCGCGCGGACCTTGGCGGCGTCGAGCAAATGCTTTGCCGTGCCGCCCTTGCGATAATCCGGATCGACGAAAAAATGCTCATTCACCAGGAATTTTTGCGTCCGATTCCACGGGTGATGATGTGGAACGAGCGCGATCACGCCGACGATATAACCTGCATCTTCCGCGACGATGAGAAACCCTGCCTCGACCTGATGCAACAGATTGTGCAACGCAAACGGGATTTCGTGCTCGGGGATGTCGAAATCCATCTCCGCGCGGGCGCGCACGAGGCAGGCTTCGACATCGATGATGTCATCGTACCGCGCCGGGCGAATTTCGATCATGACGATGCCGCCAGCACTCCGGCATTGATCAGTTCCTGAATCAGCGTGCCGAGCACGTCGTCGGTGACGGCAATGGTTGCGCCATTCGCATCGAACGTCTTGTCCGTGGTAACATTCGTCAACACCCAGCCGGTGCTCTTGACCTGTTCCAGTGATTGCAGGCGCTGCTCGACCGCGCGCAGGATGCTGTTCATCGTCTCCGAGTCGTATTCTCTCGGCGCGTCTTGAATAGGCAGGGGGCTTGCTGGCATTATCTGCGTCCGTGTGGTGAGATGTCCGCACGCCAGAGACCTGCCCTGAAATCGCTGTCGAGTTCATCCGAGGCGATCTTGAAGGCGATCGAGCGGCCCTTGGCGCGGGCGGAGATTTGCGAGGTGCTTTCCCCGAAGCTGTACGGTCCTTTCGTGACCGAGCTTGCATTCGGGTCTGTCTTGGCGATAAGGGTGAGAGTGTGGTTGCCGGTCAGGCGCTGGAAATCATTGATCAGGCGCCGCACATGCATGGACTGGTCGCCGTTGCCGAGTTCCATATCGCCGGACTGGAGGTAATAGGATAGCGCCGAGCCATTGGCGTCAGATCCGCTCTCCTGGAGAAACATCATCCCGGAATTGTCTACGGCCACCGGCTTTGCCGTGAACACGTTCTTGTCGAGCCATGCGCTCCTGGCGAAGTCGGAGGGATACCAGATGCGGTCCTTGACATTGTAGATGATCGCCTTGGTGTTCTGCAAATCGCTGAGCGTCGGATAGAACCACCAGACCTCATGTTTATCGACCACAGTACCTGACGCGACCTTGAACGCCTGCACGAGATTGAGATTATCGAACACTTCATCCTGAAGATCGCATTCGATTTCGCGCACCGCGCCATCGAACATGAAGAACCGGCCGCGGCCCATCCAGAAGGCGAGATCGTTGAACGTCACTCCGGCATGCGGACTGAGCATTCCGCAGCGCTCACCGACCTTGCGGATGCCGAACGTAAATGGCGGGCCGGTGAAGGTCATGATATGGGCGGAAAAGTCTGTAACGATGAGGCGGCCGAAACGCGTCGAGATCGAGCCCACAATATCGTTGCCGGACTCGATCAGCTTGTCGCCGGCCGTATTCGTGGCGCTTGCCGTCCAGGTCGTCAGCGTTTCCTGATCGGCCCATGCGGTCAGGAGCGGGTCTTGCGCCGAACCATCGTGCGCGCCGAGCGCCACGATGTGGCGTGTGTCCTGAGAGACATAGAGACCGTTGACGACGGATGGAGAGTTCGAGATCGCCGCTGCGCGTGTGCTGGTCCCTGCAGACGCATCCCAGTGATACATCGCGCCGCCCCAATAGGTGGCGACCAGATCCTCGCCCCAATTGTCGAGCGTCCAGATGCGGAAGGCGAGCGTTCCGGCCAGCGTTGGGACCGAGCCGCCCCACGGGCCTTCGTCCCACGTTCCCTCGCCCCAGGCCAGCGTCTCGACCGTCTCGGTGCTTTCATCGAGGCCGATGGTGATTTCATACTCGTAATCGACGGTTCCACCGCCACCGCTGACCGTGGATGTTGCGGCAGATGAATGCTCGATCGTATAACTGTTAGCGCCCGGAACTGTCGTAACGACATAAGCCCCGTCGATGGTAATTCCGCCAACTGCCGTGGCATTGTCGAAGATGACCGTATCGCCGACCGCCGTGCCGTGCCCTGTGTCGTTTACGGTGACGGTCTCGTCCGTGTCGACCGTATCGAACGGATCGGTGAGCTGGCCGCTTTCCCGGATCGGCGTGATGTCGTAGAGGGTATCGTTATCGTCATAGAGCCAGAGCTTGCGCCGCGTGCCGAAGGCGAAATAGGCTGTGCCGTCCAGCGTGCGCCAGACATGCGCGCCGCGCGCCGGGTCTGCGAGATCGGCGCTGGATTCCGATAGTTCGACATAGCCGCCGATCTTCTCCGGAAAGCGCTTGAAGAAACGGACATTGTTGCCATCGACATACCGATTGCGCGATGCATAGGCACTGTCTTCCTTGATGATGCCGGGCGGTATGTCAAGCGGTGTCAGGCTCATTTTATCTGGTGCTTGCTTTCATGGGGAAAGGTTTGTAAGGTTGTTCACGCGTGTAGTGGGGGACATCATGAAACATGAATGGAGTTTAAAAGACAACGAGCTGGTAATCCATCCGCCTCGCTATCGGCTTTTTGTGGCATCGATAGTATTAAATATTGTTTTTTGTGTCGTTTTTTTAGCCTTACTTATCAAGTAGCCCGTCAAGCAAAGCGTTGGTCAGTGAAGATCGGGCCAGACGTGTTTCAGAGCCAGCGGCGTTTCAGCGCGCCGGACACGCTCTCTCCACCGCGCCCATTGCAGATCAAGCCGCTTGACTTCTGCAAATCGCTTCAAATGATTCATCTGAATACGCTTGGCCTTTTTCATGTCGATGACAATCGGGCCGCCATTGTGGGACCGTTGCCAGGCGTACCGAAACCATCTATCCGGCAAGTCCGATGGCTTCACGCGCTCATGCGCCGTTCCGTTGGCGCAATCCCGGTCTCGCAGAACTTCAAACGCTTCGGCCTCGGTAAGACCGCCAAACGCGGCCGCCTTCACATACCGCCGCACCGCGAATTCAGGTAGACCCGCTGCAATCTGCCGTTCGATCTGTTCATCCATGAAGCTCTGTGACTGGTCACAAAACCCGCCGTTCTGCATTGCGGCGAGCACTTCTTTCGGTAGATGGCAGATCGTCACGGTGCCGCCTGGATCGGTGTAGATAATCACATCGTTCATAAATCACCAAAGAAGGCGATACTTGCATCAGTGCTATCCTCGGCCGTGAATACCGCATCATTGAAAATGAAGGCCGCCATCACCAACTGTGTTGTTGATTTCGTGGCGGCTGACGTTCTGATGAAGACAGCCCCTCGGCTAGCGGTTTCCGGATGTCCCCCTGTCACATATCCATATTCCGCATCAGAAAATGCTGTCGCAAGCGTTATAGTCGTAGTGCCGGTTCCGCCGTCCGCAACCGAAGTGATGCCGTGGCTCCGGTTTAATGCCTGCGACCCGGACAGATCGATATTTGCCCATGCCTTCACATGCCCCGGATGGAAATGCTGCCTGCCTGGTGTGACGGCCAAAACAACGCTGGTTCCGGTCTCCATCTCGGACTGGACAGCAAGTTCAATTAGACCCGCGACCGTATCGGATGCGCTGGGGACGGTATCTTCGCCAACAAGAACGCAGTCTGTCCCATCGCATTTGACTTGCCAAACTTCGCCTTGTGTGACAACCGCGCCGGTCCCGCCGGACACTTCGACCGTGACGGTAAAGCTGCCGCTCGTGCTGTTGTCTACGACATAGAGCTTGGAGACTGCAGGGATGCGGATCGTGGCGTTGGACGCAAGCGTGCCGGTTACTTCGAGAATAGCGGCGCGGGCTTCATCGGATGTAAAATTGTTTGATGTCAGAGTGGTCGTGCCGCCCGTAGTGGCGACAGCCGTAGATCCAGCAACCGCTTCATCGACGCGGTCGAGGACCGCCGTCATCTTCGGACCCCAGGTTCCGTCGTTCTCGCCATCAGCCATTTTCTCAAGGCGAAGGCGTGTTGTTGCGGTTGATGCCATGTGTGATTGGTCCTATAGGAGGCGGAGCGTGGCGGGAAGGCTGGTCGGGAATGACACGGTGAAGGTGCCATTCGATACGGCGCGCAGCGACCCGAATGAGAGCACGGCAACGGCGCGGTCGGATTTCGACGAATTGTAGATCAGCGCGCCGTCTGCGGAGAATGTCGCGGATGTCCAGGCTTCGGAGTCGAAGCGAACCTCGACCTGATTGCTGGAATTCAACTGCGGGTAGTCTGTGGTGATGGCGAGAGCCTGGCCGCCGGCGGTGTAGCCGGTTCCGGTGATTTCGCCGGTCGTCGTGTAGGCTGTCGTGTCAGCATCGAGCGATGCGGTCGCGCTGTTATAGAGCGCCAGCTTGAATGTATCGCTGTCGAAATCATGGATTGCCTGCCAGCTTTCCAGCTTGAAGGATGCGCAGGTCGTCTGTGTTATCGCCATCGGTTACGCCGTCCTCACCGTCTGCGGCAGCGAATATTCGCGGTGAATGAGGTCGGCGAAGCGATCGAGATCGACGACAAGCCGCTGCGCATAGGCGTCGTTGGCGTCCTTGACCTTGGCCTCGTCCTTGAGGAACTGTTCGGACTCGACCACGGCGGCATGGAACAGGAGTTCCGGCACGTTGGTTGAGATCCAGTTCGACGTGTTGGCGTCCGAAAGCGCTGCCACTCTGGTCAACTGGCGCAGTTCATAGGATTGCGAACTGGCGTTCGCCGGGGCCAGATAGAGCGTTGTGGCGCTGTCGTCATTGTAGAATTTCGGCGTAGCTGACCCGCCATATGCCTTGCAATAGGCCAGCGTGCGTTTTTCCGCAAATATCCCGGCGCTCGGGAAATACAGATAGATGATCTTCATGCAGCCTGACGGCCGTGCAATCGAGGTTGCCGCCGCGCCGACTGTCGAACTTGTCGTCTCGTGCCAGATCTCCAGGTTGAGATCCATCTGCACGCGGTCCTGCGCGCGGGCGATGATGTTGGCCTGCTGCGCGGTGTATTCCGCTGTCGTATCTTCCAGATAGTTCTGGAGTTCGGTCTTCAGCGATGAGAAGGTTGACGAATAGGCCATCTATTGGCTCCACGGGCCTGTGCTGTAGCCGTCCACGCCGTAGCCGAGACCGGCATCGTCGGAGATGGTGATTGTGACGCCGGTCACTGCGGTTGATGCGGTCGGATTAGTCAGCGCGCTACCATCGCTCGGATCGCCCTGCTCGCCCTGCCGGACCGTCGTGCCGATCGAGGCGTATGGCGGAGCCGGTCTGCGGATAGGCAGGTCTGGGCCAATGGGTTTGAGGATCTTCTGCGGGTGCTCGTCGTCGGCATCGCGCGGCGCGACCAGCAGTCCCGGCAACTCGCCGTCTTCGACGAGTCGATGCAGGTAGACGCGGCGGCTCGTGCGCATGCAATACCCGAATACGCGTTGCTTCCGCATCAGCTCACCGTGACCGTCACACCAGTGACAGCGGCAATGACCGCCGGATTAAGGATAGCCTGCCCGGTGAGGGGATCGCCATTATTGCCGATCTTGACCGTTGCGTGCTCGGCGTCGAGCGGCGGCGATGGCCGGGTCGGCGGCAGATCGGGCGGGATCTGCATCAGGCGCCGCTGCGGGTGCGGCTTGTCGGCGTCGTTGCGATTGACGAGAAGTCCGGGGATCTCGCCATCTTCGATGAGATCCGACAATTTGACCTTGCGCTCGGTGCGTTGGCAAACTCCCCAGGCCTTGCGGATGTAGAACGCCATCAGATGCGCCTCCGCCTGCGGGTCCATCGGCCGGAAAGCATGGTGTCGCCGTGGTTAGGCCCAGCCGTTGCCGCCCGGTCTTTCGCGATCTCATAGATGCCGGCAAGCATGGCGGTGCGATCCGGCGCGAACTTGATCGACAGATCGGCCGCAAGTCCGCATGCTACTGCATGGTGATATTCCAGCGCGATGTCGATGTCGTCGGACAGCCCGCTCGCATCCTGAATTCGCCGGACCCTGTAATAGACCAACGTGCTCGTCGCGCTCACAGTTGGCCACAGAACCAGCAAAGGCCGGTCCTGGTAGTTCAGGCTTGCCGTCTGCCCTCCCGGCTCCCACGTTGCCGCAGCGGTGTCTGAGATGTAGCTCAGCTCCGCCGGGATCTCACGGGTGACAAAATACAGCGACGGTCTGCCCGATGTGCTGTTGGTCAGCAGCAATTCATGGTCATACCGATCCGTGCGCTGCAAGGGCTGGCGGATCGTCGAGCCCTCGACATAGACGGCGTCGAGAACATCGATCGTTCCGGCAGGCAACTGGAACGCCTGATCGTCCGCAACGAGCGCTTGTGTTTCACGTGCAATCGCATAAGCTCTGGCACGATAGCCGCAATCGTTTTCGATATCGCGGAAGACGAAGCCCATCGAACGGCGGGCGCTTTCGAGATGACGGTGGGAGAGTTCTGACGGCGAGACCCCCACTCTCTCAAAAGCATCGTCGATGAACCCGGCAAAGTCCGGCGTCTCGCTGGTGTACGTCCCGGAGCTTGTCATCAGGATTTCTTGGCGTAAACGATGATCGTGCCGAAGTCGCCATCGGCCAGCCCGCTGGTTGTCAGCATCAGCTTGCCGGTGCCGTCAAGCGGATTTGACCGGTCTGTCAGTCCGCCGATCTCGGAGAAATCCAACTGACTGGCATTGCTCTGCGAGAGCGTCCAGACCGGCGTGTCGCTGGTCAGATAATCGAATTCGAAGAAGGCATCGAAGCCTGAAAGATCGTACCAGAGTTTTTCGATGCGAAGCGCCGGTTCCGGTGGCAAGGGTTTGTCGAAGCTGGTGGCGGGGTCGATGATGACCTCGTCCACCAGTTCGCCAGAGCCGTCACCGAACACCGAGACATGAAAGACCGCATTGCGCGGCCCGTCATGCATTTTGGTGATCGTGATTTGAGCCATTGGATTTAGATTTTCACCTCGACCCAAGTGATAGCAGCAATGCCAAGCGCCGCCGTGGTCAGATAGGATAGCGACAGACAGCCGCCTGGCGGAATGATAATCGAACCATTGATTACTTCGTTGTATTTGGCGGGCGTGATCGAGCTGTTGGCAACCACGGCGGCCATGGGCCGAAGCCACAGGGGCGTCGACGCAAGCGTTGCCGCCGCATCCGCGCGACCGGCTGGCCCACCGGAGACGTTGCCTGAAGCGATCGCATTGTGGATCACCATAGGCGTTGTATGCGTAGTATCTGTCGTGCTGATTGCCGTATGGATAGCAATGCCGACCACTGACGCGTTCGCCGGAACTGTGGACGGTGCGAAGCTGACCTGCTGGACGACAAGAAGCTTGCCAGACCCGTAGGTATTGGACAGCGCAAGACCCGTGCAGGTCGTGCTGACTGTCGAGAGTGTTACCGCACCCGCAGAGCAAGCGTGGTACATATTGCCCAAGCGGGCCTGTTCAAGAAACCAGTCTTGTGAAGCGGCCATCTGGCCCTCCTGTAATTAGGATAATTGTTGGGATTGACGGGCAGGAGATCTGCCATGCATCAAGAGTCGGCGACCGCAATGCCCACACCACCCGTTGCTGCTGCCGCCGGATTGTTCGTAAACGCAGTGTCGCCCGCGTCGTACTCGGTTGCACCAACGAGCATGCAATCTTTCAGGAGAACGTTGCCGCCCGGCGATGCATTGATGCTCATGCCTTGCGTCATTGTCGTTCCCATGCTGTTGAATACGCAGTTGTCGAACAGCACGAACCGATCGATGCCGAGTGCGCCGATCGTGACGAACAACGCATCCGCCGAATCCAGGTGAGCCGGAAAAATGCAGTTCTCGAAGATATTGCGCGTCGAACCACCCGAAATCAGCAGTGACGAATTCGCCGCGCCGCGGGTCACGGTATCGAGACCGATTACGCAGTCCTTGAAGTAATTTTCGCCGAGGCCAGTTCCTGTGATCGTCAAGGAACGCCCGCCGACATGGTCCGCCGCCGTCTGGTTCCCCATGCCGCCGAAATGAACATTGTAGTAAGCATTGCGCTCACCGCCATCGACCCAGCAGATCTGCGCACTGTCATCATCATAGCCGTGGAACGCATGGATGTTGGCGAACACGCAGCCGTCACCCGTGACGTTAACCAACGGGGTGAACTCGGTGCCGTCAGAGCGGATCGAGACGCGCTGAGAAACGCGGTTGTAAGCGAGGCCGACAATATGGCACTGGTCCTTCGACCACGCCAGCGTCGCGCCTTCGCGGACACCGATGGAGGAGCCGGAGCCCGATGCTATATTTGCGTTCGTGCCCGTGACAGAACCGATGACGATCGCCACGTCATTGCGGTTCGATGTCATGAGCGAATGCGCTTTCGAGAGCGTCGCCAGAGCACGGCTCGGCTTGTCGCCACGCTGGCCGTCAGAACCATTGAGCTGATCGACAAAGAACACTTTCGAGTTCTTGCCGAAGGGAATTCCTGGAAGCAGGGGAACGCCGCCGAGGGCGAACACCATATCCTGATGTGTCGTCATTTTCAGTCTCCGAAGAACGGCATGGCAGCCGGAGCAGCAAGGGCTGACGGATAAGTCCCCACCATGCGGTGATGAATGGATGGAAAGAAAAAGGGAGCCCGGAGGCTCCCTTTACGCACTCGATGTTACAGAACTCAGGCGCCGGGCACGCCGAAAAGCGAGCGCGGATTCGTCACGCCGAAGGAATAGCGTTCCGTAGCCTTGTAACGCATGTTGCCGGTCTCGAAGTCGCCTTCGATGCCGCGCTTGACGGGACGGCGCTGGAAGTGCTTGGCCCCGTCCGGAACATCCGTGGTGAAGAACCAGCTATCGGCGTCCGACAGATAATCATTGACGCAGAAGCCATCCCTGATGACGTTCATGTCCTTCACGGCGTTGGGGTCATTGTCCGCCGTGCCGACACGCTTGGTGGAGTTCAGGATGCGCTGGGCGTTGTAGATTTCCGCCCGAGGCACGACCAGTTTCTTGACCTGGCACATGATCGGGATGCCGCGGTCATCGACGAATTCGCCGATCTGGATGGTTGCATCTTCAATGGACGCTTCCGCCAGGTCAGCCGCCGATAGCGTGTTGGAGAACACACCGCCGCCCCACAGAGGATGGGATGCGTTGAACACGGACACGGCATCGCCGGTCAGATATGTGGAGAAGCCGTCATTGAGCACTTCCGCGCCGTTCACTTCCTTGGTAAACTGCAGGGAGCGCGCGAGCGACTTGGCGTATTTTGCGCCGATATCACCATAGAGATTGTCTTCCATGGCTTCTTCGGTGAGCGCAAACGCCAGACCGATCGTGTCGTGGTTGTAACGCGCCGTCCAGCTTTCGCCACCTTCGTCATAGGTGATGGCAGAGCCTTCAGGTTTGTTGACAGCGCCACCCAGACCGACGAGGAGTTGATCTTCCTCGAACGCCTTCACGGACTTTTCGACCGTGTAGACTTCACGCCACTGTTCGGGGTAACGCTTGTATTCCATACCGAAAACAGTGTTCAGGCCATCCTGAAGCTGTTTGCGGAATTGTGCGCGAGTCATTGCCATTGGATTAGACCTCCGCTACAACGGCGGCAGGACCGCGCTGATGTCTGAAAGGACGAACCTCGACGATCGCAAAGGCTCCAGTCGTGGAAGGACCGTGACCGGAATCGGATCGTGCAGGTTCGGCGAGGATGGCGGTGATCTGGAACTGGTTCTCAGATCCACCCGTCACCAAAGCGGCGTAGGACTTTCCTGTCGCCGTGTTGCCTGCCGGGCTCGGATAGGTGTCAAGGTCGGCGAACTGCCCAATAGCTGCCTGCGTGACAGATGTGTCGATCTGCATCTTGACGTAGATATTGGGGTCGTCATTGATCAGGGCGGTTGCATCGGCGGAGTCCAGGGTTACCTGCCCTGACGCCCACTGGTTCGCATAGATCTGCTCGCCAGCGACATTCCGATACTGCACGCTCTTGAAGATCCCAAGGACCAGGGCCGAAGAACCGGCCGTCGCCTTGTCGATCGTGCCATCCGCTGCCATTGCGACCCAATCACCTTCGAAGATGTTTGAGGCAAGGGCGGATGCGATGGGATAGGCATTCAGCCTTCCCGAGGTGCCGCCAGAACTATGTCGCGTGACAATAGCCCCGAACGGCGCGTCAATATTTGCCATGTTTCAGATTTCCTTAATCGTCTTGAAGAACAGGGCGTCTGCCCCGCTCGATCTCACGACGTTCCTCGATGTGGATCGGAGGAAGGCCGCGCCGCATGTTCTTTGTATTCTGGCTGGTGATTGCCTCGGACACGGCCGCCTTCTGGCGTTGAACCTTTGCCCGGACGGCTTGCCGCGCACGCTCGCTCAATTGAATTGGGCGTTCGCAAAGCATCATCCCGCCGACATAGATGCAGTCGGGACCGGAGGAATGCTTCATGACAGGGTAGAAATGCTGATGCTCCGGAATGGTGGACGGATCGCGCGGCATCCAGCCCATGCGTCTCTGCTTCTGCAGATTCATGAGATCCTGGTTGTCGCGGTTTTCGCACCTGATCCAGCGTTGATCGAACCCTGCCCGCGGCTCCGGAGTCTTCAGGTTCCGCCGCGAGAAATCGATATCCCAGCCCGGATGCATCGGAGCGTCACTGTCGCCCTCATGCATGCCGTGCATGGTCAGTTCATTCCCGTGGATGGAGCTGTAGTCTCCTGCCTGGCCATAATACAAACCGTCAGCTTTCCCAGCGTGCTGACTATTCGGTTCCGAACCCATCGGTTCCTGCGGCGCATCCTGAAGCCGGTCTTCCCCCTGGGCGGGGATGTCTTGTGATTTCGTCTGTGCTCGTGCCATGATTTTTAGCCTCGCATATAGGGTGTGCGGTTCGCCTTGTTGCGGGCGAACTCTTTGAGCGTGTCCTTATTGGACGTATCGAGCTTCAAATTCCTCATCATGCGGAGGTCTTCGGCAGTGAGCTGAACCTTGTTGCTCTGGTTTGGAGCGGAGCCATTCGATGGCTTGGCGCCTGCAACGGGTGAACCTTTCCCGCCGCCGCGCTGCCGCTGGCCCGATGCCGGCGGCTTGCCATCGATATGGCGCACGCCGAGGCTGGGAAACTCCTTGTTCATCCGTCTCGTCATCTCCTTGTAATAGTCTTCCGTTTGCGGGTTGCGGCCGGACGCTGCCATCTCCCTATCGAGTTCCTTCAGGAACGCGAGATGTCCGCGCTTGGCTGGGTCATTCATCCAGGCGGCGTTGTGCGCCTGCCAGCGGGCGGCGAGCTGGCCCTGTGCCCTGACGCCGCCTGCTCCAGCTTCCGCCCCTGTGGCGCGAGCCTGCGGCTTCTCAGGCTCTTTCTCGGCGTTGGCCTTGACAGTCTGAATGCTCTTGCGGATATGATCGATCTGGTCGATCTGGCGCTTGAGGGCGATTTCCTCGCCCGCCTCGCCGTCGTCGCGGGCGCGCTTCAGCTTGTCGGCAAGCGCTTCTTCCTTGGAGTTCAGGCTTTCCAGCGTGATGTCCGCCATCGTGGCGATGTGCTTGCGGCCTTCAGAACTGGATTTAAAAGAGGTCTCTTCCTGCTCGGCCAGCTTGCTCTGAAGCTCGGTGAGCTGGGCAACGAGGGTGGCGCGCTCGGCATCGGCTGCGAGCGGCTCGTCTTCTTCCTCGTCCTGCTCTTCCTCGTCGTCACCCTTGCCGTTGGCTTTCGCCTTCGGGTCAGCCTCGACAGGATCGTCGTCGAAAAGCTGGAACGGCAGGCCGGCATCGTCATCGATCTCGACTTCTGGATCGAGATTGAGAACGCCATCGGGCAGGTCTACGAAATCGTCGTCGTCGAGTACGCGTTCTTTAGGTGCCATGAAAAAACCCGCATAAAGCGGGCTCCTTGCTGTTAGATTGTTGCGTGTGCGCTAGACGTAGAAAACGTACTGCCCAGCGGTCTCTTCATCGACGAACGACGTGATCCAGTCGTCATTGATAACGAGAATGTTCGCGCCCTTGAACTTGTAGCGGTGCGGCGAACGGGAGGCGTAGATGATCAGATCGCCGACCTTCGGCGTGTCTTCTTCGGAGAGACCGAGTTCTTTCCAGCGCGGGTGCTTGAAAGCGCATGGACCCATTGCTACAATGCGGCCGATGCAGTTCAACCAGTTCTGGGCGTCCACGCTTTCATCGGGGAGGTAGATCACCGCGCCGCCGCTGGTCTTGATCTCCTTCTTCGGCTTCACCGGCATAACCAGGATCTTGTAGCCGAATGGCTTGCCGATCCCGGAGGGGATCTCATCGGTCAGATCGTTCAGCCCGAAATCGTCTTGCGGCAGTGTGATAGTGAGATTACTCATTGGCGCTCTTCTCCTCGTCGATGATTTCGATCATCATTGCGGCCTGCACGGAGAACAGTTCCCACAGTCTGCACGTGGACGGAGGAATGTAAAATGCTGCCGGATAACAGACATCGATGCCGAGATATTGCGGTACGCCTGGGCTGACTTCAGCCTCCGGGTCTAGACCAAGGTTCGAGCAAAGCCGCATTGCAAGTCGTCTGATACGATCACCCCTTGCCTTCTCTGCCATAAGTTCGGCATAGCGCGGGTGGCCTTCGGCAATCACCTCGCCGGTACCGAAATCGGTAAATGCACCCTCTACTCTCAGTGCGGCCATCCCGAAACCTTCGAGTACGTCCTGCTTCAAGATCTTCACTCATTCGTCCTCATCATCATAACGTTTACGGAATGCTTCCTTGATTTCAGATTCGGCGGCTTCGAGAGCGTGAAGCTTGCCGGTCAGGTAGCGGTAATGGGCGAAATCGGAGCACGTGCCTTTAAGGATCACCTCGCGGTGGCGGTCCATTTCGTGCTCAAGGACCGCGTAGCAGAGATTGGCGATGTCGATGTCAGCCATCAGTTCGCTTCGCCTTCCACAGTAAGCGGCTGGATTTCAACGGTGACATCGGCGCGCTGCTGATCGAGCATCTGCTTTTCAAGCTCTGCAATCTCTGCGGCCGTCGTGTCCATGTGGCGCTGGTATTTGTCGCGCTCCTTCTCGAAATACTCAAGGCTCCACTGAGCACGGCTCAGTCTTTGCTCAGGTGTCGGATCGTCCGGCTCTGACCGGTGGCTCGCGCCCATCTTTTTCTTCCCATATGGTTTTCCACAACTCGGCGAACGTCAGCGCCATGTCCTTGGCCGTCCCGGCGAACTCATCCGGCGGCACCGTCCTTGCGCCGCGCTTGTAGAGGAACGCTCTGGCTTGGCGGACCTCGGCGCTAGTTGGGCGCGACCCCGTCTGTCGGAAGGTTGGCAAGCATTTGCTCCAGCGCGGCCATGTCGTCGGCTTCCTGCTTCGATCTTATGTCATTGATCGCGGCCATGATGTCCTTCTTACCGGCAATCATAGCATTGGCTTCTTCATGCGCCAATTTCTGCTTGTGATCTTCTTCCTTGTGCTGCAGGTTCTGCACATGTTTTTCTTGATCAGCCTGCAGTTTGAACTGTGAGTCCGCCACCTTGATCGGGTCCGGCCCCGGCGGCTGCTCTGGTTCCGGCTGCATGTTCGGCAATCCCGGCATCTGCATGAACTGCGCCGAGGCTTGCGCGGCAAGCCGGCCGATATGATCGCCCATCGCCGGCGGGATCATGATGCCGGTTTCCGAGCCGGAGGCTTTCGCGTCGATCGACTGCGCCGGCACGCCAAGTGTCTGCATGTGGCGCGCATAGAGTGCCGCCATGTGTTCAGCCATATGCGCCTTCATCACCGGCAGCAGCATTTCCTGAGCTTCGAGGTTGCCGCCAAAGCCTGGATGCATCATGAACGCCAGATGCACCTGGATATGCGCCATGTGATCCTGCTCGGGGAAGACCTTGACCGGCTTGCCGACGAGGAACGCCTGATTCTCTGAGACCGGATCGAGCGGCTGCATCGCCTCGTTGTTCAGCATCATCTCGTCAACGCCTGGCATGCGCAGCGCTTCGAGCAGGGCCTTGACCGTCGTGCGGCGGTCCATGATGCCGGGGTTCTCGACGGCGAGCTGATAGGCAGCCTGCGCCAGCGCCACGCGCTGTGTCTGCGAGAAGATATTCGGGTCCGAGACCGGAACGACGCTGATGCCGGGGGCAAAATCCTCCTTGAAGACTTCGCGCTCGTCGCCGTCTACATCGTAGGGGTAGCCTTCTTCCGGCATGAACTCGCGGGCGAGATCGTAGCGGATCTTGTGCTCATGCGCTGCGGAGTGATGCAAGCCGCGGTGAATGGCGGAGAAGACCTTCGAGCCTTGCTCGATCAGCGCAACCGTCGTGCCGACCGGGGAATTCGTTGGCGCATCGCCGGTGAGCGCCTCGGTCGTGGATGAAAACCGCTGTCCGGCCTCGACGAGGAACCCGAGCATCTGGAACAGGACGTTGCTCGGCTCCTTGAACGGCGGCGTGAAGAACGCTTTCGACATGTCGTCCGCCGACACATCGACCGGCTTCCAGACACCGGGCTCGATCACAACCCGGCCTTCGCCGAGCTTCTTGCCTTCCTTGGTCTTGAAGCCGCCTTGCAGCGACGCCGTTGCCGCGCCGTCGAGAATGACGCGCAGCGCGCCGGTCGCCGCCTCGCTCAATCCGCCGATCAGATGGAACAGGCCGAAATCATAGATGCCGAAGCCGGGAATATAGCCGTATTTCGTGAAGTAGACCACGCGCTCCTTGAGCCGGTCGGTTTCCTTCCAGTTCCTGTAGACAGAGAGGATCTTGCGGCTGGCCTTGTCGATCGTGATCAGATACGGCAGGGCAACGCCGGTCTCGCGGCCGCTGTCATTGACATCGGCAAAGCCGGGCAGGTCATACTCGATGGCGCATTCGTAGATCTCGTGACGCGCATCGTCGATATCGTCCTGAATGAGATCGATGTCGGTGGCGTTTGCTTTCAGCTCCCTGACTTCATCGTCAAGGTCGCCGGGCATCGGTGACGCCAGTTCGCAGTCGATCCAGAACCCGGCTGACATCAGTTTCCTGACCTCGTTGCGGGTCTTCATCATCCGGTGAGTAAAGCGCGGGCTTTCCTCAAGCGTCGATGCGCCATAAGGGATGATCAGGTCTTCAGCGCCGACAAGCCGGCCACATGTGCGATCGAGCGTGTAGTCACGCCATGTCTTGATGAAGGCACAACCCTGGTAGGGCACTGACATCAGCAGACGGGACTTTTCGGCGTAGTAAGGCTTGTCCTCGACGAGGCACTGGTAGTTGAGGTAATCTTCAATGCGCTGGGCGCGGGCAACCTTCTCCGGCGTCTTCTCGCCGAGGACGGCAGCCTTGATCGGACCATCTGACGGCAGGATCTCGGGCAGGGCTCTGGCCCAGAACTGCACCATTGCTTCGGTGATCAGCGGATGCACCGCGGTCGAGGCGCCAGGGAACGGGCCGTCATCCATGTCGGATTCGTGCAGGCCCATCAGTTCGAGGCCGCGGCGGAACCGGTCGATCCACGGCTTGCGCGCTTCGATGTCGTATTCTATCTTGCGCAGGATATCGTCGGCAATCCGGGCAAGCTCGTTGTCCCCCATATACATGGCGAGGTTCTCGCCGAACTTGGGGTCAACCTTGGCGAACGGATCATCCTCGACGGCCACAGCTTCGCCGTCTATGATCTCGTATAGATCCGGCAGCGTCTCGCCGGTGATGTCTATGGTGAGGTCTTCAGCCATGTGAAATGGCTCCGGGGATTGAGCCCAGAGTGAAAATGTTCTGCATGATGTGGGAGTGTGTTCCTAGTCTTGTGCGCTCATGGCGCGGCGCGTCGGCCAGCATCTGCGATTGCATACAGACGCCTCAAATCCTCGTAGCTTACTTCAGTCTTCACGGCGGGCACGATCGTCACGCTTGACAAAGCAGCCTTGATCCGTTCCATAAACTGATCTTCTTCAGCCTCTTCGGCTATGCGTTGCTGAATTTTTGCATCGTGATCGGCTTTCATCCGATCGTATTCCGGATCGCCGGAGCGGGTGACTTTGCCGGTCTCGAAATCGGAAAACGTTCCCTCTTCCTTGACGTGTACAAGCCCGAAACCAACTAGTTCGTCGTCGCTCATGCTTTCGCCTCAGCCCTCTTCTTGCGCATCCGGCACGCTGCCGAGCAAATCGTTGCATCGGCGCGTTTCGCTTCGAATGGCTTGTTACAGATAACACATATCTTATCTGTAACGGAAGTATCTGTCACGCGTTTATCTGTAACATGAGACTTCACTGCGGCCTTGGCCGCGTTCAGCTTCGCCTGCTTGGCAACAGGCTTGCGAGCGATCTGCCTTTCAGCATATTGCCGCTCGCGCATTTCTCGGAGCTGCGCTTCTTTCGGACCGATGGCGGCCATCAATTCAACGCCTCACTTATAATATCCTGCCTGCGCCCTGTAGCGCGGCCATACAGCCTGCGTGAACGGCTTTCTTCAAAGGCGTGCTGTTCGATCTCGACGCGCTCTTCGTCGCTGTCAGGCTCGTCCAGCGGCACCATGAGATGGAAATGCCGTCTCAGATAGATCAGCATCATCGTGATGGTGTCGGTGTAATCGTCGTACTGGCCGAACGGGAACTGCGCGGCCTCGGCGATGACATCCTCGGCCCAGCCTCGATCAGGATACCAGACGCAGCCTTGTCCCAGCGGGATCGAAGCGGAATGTGCACGCGGCACCTTGCTCTTTGCGCCTTGCGGACCCGGAGGCAGCCAGGCTTTGACCGGAATGCCGGCACGGCGCATTTCCTGTATGAGCTGATGGCCGGATGCTCGTTTCTCAACGAGAACGTAATCCGGTTCGAACTTCTCGTAAAGCTGCTTGGCAGGCCCGGGGGCAATGCGCCCTTGCGCGTCACGATCATAGAGCAGGCTTGCGGCTTCAACGCGGCCTTTCCATGCGCCAAGCAGGATGATATGGGCATGCTCATATTCCCGGCCGTCAAGACCGACTGCAACCGAGTTGAACAGTCCCCATGTCGTGCAGGCCGAGTAATCGTTCTGCTCTTCATCCTCGATCGCTGTATCCCAGCATTGGAAGATGAGCGAGCACTTGGGCAGTTCAGGCTTGCTCCACAAGCGCCAGCGGGAGCGCTTCAGGATAACGCCGTCGTCTTCCGCGGGCTTTTGCAGATACTGCGCGGCGAATGAGCGCTCGGTGAGCGTTGCCCGGCTGCGTTCGAGTTCCTTCATCGGGAACCGGCGCGGCGCAAAGCTTTCTCCCGCCTGAAGCTCGATGCGCTGGCGTGAGACCAGAATATCGGTGCCGGAGATCTCGTTAACCTGATCGGCGGTCGGCTGATCCAGATAGGCGGGCACCGAGATGATGCGCCACTTGTCCGCCTTGGGATTGTTGCGCATTTCTTCAAGCAGACGGCCGGGCACATCGTCGAATGCCCAGCGCGTGCCGACCAGAATGATCGCATTGCGTTCGAGCTGGCGCCGTGTGTAGAAGCCGTTGCGATACCAGAACTCGGCCTTGTCCTTCATGCGTTGAGACTCGGCATGCTGTTCTGATATCAGGTCATCGCCAATGCCGAGATTGAAGCCAAGTCCGGCAATGCTCTTGCCCGTTCCGGCAGCGACGTATTCGCCGGGCTCCATGCCCTCGCGCTGGATCAGTTTCCAGTGGCGTTCACCGCCCTTGTCCGGTATGCTCTCAGGGAAAATATCCTGATAAGCCTTGGATTTCATCAGCTCCTGGACAAGGGAGCCGAACCGGCCGGCCAGATCCATCGAATGCGAGCAGGTCATCACCTTGTCAGATGGGAAATGACCGAGATACCATGCCGGGAACAGGACGTTTACCAGCGTGCTCTTGCCAGATCTAGGCGAGAGGAAGATCATCAGCCGATCGTTGCGGCCGAATACGATGTCCTCAAGCGCCCTGGCAATCAGGACATGGACTTCCTCGATTACAAAGAACGGCGCAACGGCGCGCACGAAGTCGAGGAACGAATGACGGGCCAGTGCGGCGGTTAGCCTATCAAGTGGCTCCTGTGAGAATGCCGCTGCACGGCTACGCTTTACCGTTGCCATTGTGGCGGCTGATGCCGTTCGTTCCTGGCTTGTCGCCTGTTGCCAACGATATCAGTTCTCCCATATCCACCGGATTGCCGGCGCGGCGCTGTGCTTCAAGCAACGCGGCGATCAATGCCGCTGCATTGTTGCTGTAAGACTTGAGAAGCGCGTTATTAATAGCTGTTTCGGCGTCGGTATCTCGTGGTTTTGGATCTCCGTAGTCCTCACGGAAGCGGGCGCTGACGCACTTGTTCCAGAGGTTGGCGTTGAATTCACGGTTTTCCAAGTTGTTTTGAGCCTGATTTTCCCACCACGCCTGCTCTGCCTCTTTGGCCCGCGACAAAGCTGTCCGAAATTCTGGATGCTCATCTCCCCAGCGGAGCAGGGTTGTTCGCGGAATATCGATGATGCAAGATATCTGGACGAGACTTTTACCCGCCGTGCCGAGATCAACAATTTTTGCGCAAATCTCCGCCTTGTACTCGGGCTCATCCATAAGCGATGGGCGTCCAACGGCTTGTGATCCATCAGGCTTTTTCGGCATCGAACACCAGTTCAGCATTGGCGAGCAGTCGCATGAGGTCACGCGCCATTTTCTCGGCTAGCGTTTCATTTTCGAAACGGATGGTTATATTGTCTTTCGCGCCGTCAGCCAGTTCCTCGACAAGCTCAACGATGTAAGGCTCCCCGTTCATGCCGGATTCCTTGTGGATGTTGAGAGTGAGGTTCTTTGGCTTGGTGCGAAAGGTGACGGTTTTTGGTTTCAATTCCTCATCCTTGAGAGAAGCGCGGTGGGCACGCTCTGCATCAATCCGGCGCTGCTGTTCGCATAACAGTCTTTGCTGCATGGCGATGGTCCTGAAGTTGGCGTCGATCACCTTCTTCTGCGTTAGGACGAGATCGACCTTCGTTGCCACAAGTTCAAGTAATGTGCGTTGGAGCCAGTAGGCTAGAAACTCACTCATCGGTCAAGCTCCTTGAGCTTGGCGCGGGCGGAATTTTGGTAACGCCTTCATCATCCACGCGAAAGATCGCCGTTTCCTTGCCAGTCTCAATTACAGCGATGTTTTCCGGCAAAGTCGGATCGATGGTGATCTTGCAGCCAAGATATTCCGCAAGCTTCAAACTGTACTCGCTCATTAGCTAAGCTCCTTGCGCGGGCGGATCAGGCAATGGCATCCAATGTGTTGGCGCGCTCCAAGTGTAATTCCCGTCTTTTGCGAACACCCATGCGCGACCGCCGTCTTCTTCGGGACGCCAGATGTCCCAAAGGATTATTGCCCACCAATGATCGCCAGCCTCAACGCCACGCTGAGCATCTTTCGGCCTATGCGTGTGGCGTCCGTATGCCAGAAATGCGCTCCCGTCTTTCGGCGCGATTTCGATTGGCTGCCACTCGCTCATTTACTGCTCCTTGCCCGGTGTATGGAGAGGCGCGCGATCATGGATGAAGCTCCTTCACCTTAGCGCGCAACTCAAGATATGCCCATACAACTGGCCCCGGCGTCTGGCGGCCCGTCGCCCATCGGCTTATCGTGTTGGCTGGCGTGTCGATATCGCGGGCCAACTGCGCCTGCTTGATGCCGATGCGGTCGAGCAGAGCTTTAAACCGGCGCGCACTTGCCAGATCGGGTGATTCCTTTGACATGAGCCGATTATACACTGCGCTGATGCCAAGTGCACGATTTTTCTACACTGCGACTGATTTTCTCACGAAAACCTATTGACTTTTATCTACGCTGCGCCTATATTCTAATCATCAGCCACGGACACCGACCTGGGACGTGCAGTCTAACAAACGGTCTCAGGTGCTACTCAGCAAAAACTGGCGGCAAAACGATCTCTCTTCAAGGCGATTTCAACCTTGGAGGAATGACTATGACTAGATACCGCAACAGTTTTCACAAACCATCAGACGCGACTTATGGTCCAGAGTTCTATGAAACCAATGCAAAACCTGTCGAGCATTGCGGACTGCTGATCTACCAGCGCCTGCCGAAGTGCTTTGATATCGTCGATGACGGCGTTTGCATTGGCCAGTACGCCGGAATCAACGGAGCAAAGAACGCCATCGAAACACGTTTCGGTCGCGTAACTACGCTACGAGAACTCGCTCTTGGCGAGTGAACCCATGACCTTCGATGAACTGTTTCGAGAGTTCAATATCACGCCTTCAGAGCGCAGGGAGTTAGTTTTTTATCTGGCTCATCTGCGCATGAAGAAGACTATTGAACGCCTGATGTCACCTTGAACCCTCTCTTGGCGGCTCTTCGGAGTCGCCTTGAAGGGAGATCGATAAGCGAAAGCCTTCAAGGAATGATCTGAAACCCTTGGAGGACGATATGCAGACGCGGGAAATAGCGGAAAACATGGAAATTGCCATGAACATGTTAACGCAAATCGAAACTCAGGACATCAAGCTTGAAGAGCGCATTGCGGCGGCTATACAGGCCATCAAAGAAGCTCGACAGCACCTTTATTTGTCCACTTCCCCATGAAGTTCCTCTCGGGACGGCCTTTACTGGTCGTTCCCTTGAAGGCTTTCGCAATCAGCAACAGGAGACTGAAAATGCACATGAACATCAGATATTGGCTCGACAGAAGCCTGCAAATCTATCTAAGCATCAACACGTTCGGCGTGTTTGTAAACCGTCGCCATGATGACGGCAGGTGGGGACATCACTTGGACTTGATCCACTTCCGTGTTGAAAATCTCAAAGGCAACGGCGGCTAATCAGGGAATACAGGACCGCGATTAGGTGGTGGCATAGAGCCGCGCATTTCATACCCCTCGGTTAAAAACCAGAAGCCGGTCCAGTGCGAATGGAACCGGCCTCTGGCTGGGCGGCGCAACAGTTCACAAGGATTTCTTGTGAACTGACGCTGAAGTCCAGTTGCGCCCGGACGCCTTGCCCCGTGTGCGGTATGCAACCAGGCCCCGGGGCACCTCACACGATCAACTGGGAAACTTAATATTTCTTGATAGCTGCCGTCACTATACGGCAAGCCTCTTCCGCGATACCATAGCAGCCGTGAATGCAGGGGCCGAAATTTGGTTCGTGAACAATCTCTTCACACCGCTTGCATTCGCTATCAGGCAAATTCATGCGCAAGTAGCTGCACGCAGACCAGACAGCTTCGCGCGGCGGCTTTGGTTCCGCATAAATCTCGTCAGTTGACAACAACTGGCCTACGCAAATGTCGCAGTGAAAGCTCTTGCCCGTTCCGGGGTCATGCGCACAAGTCGGCACTCTTTCAAACGGTGGATTGACTCTGATCGATCTTGGTTTCAGGCCAATAACGTTGTCAGACCTTTGCTCATCCATCAAAGGATTCTACCCTGATTACGTATATGCGCAAGAGTTTAGCGGCATCGGCGGAAATCAATCCACTGCTCAAGATTTGATATACAAATCCCAGCGGTTTTCATGCAGAACCGTTTGGAATGGTTCGCCGAGCGGCTCCTGCTTCTGCGCGAGCGAGTTCAGAAACCGAACAAGATCATGCCGCCACTTGATGCGGCGGTAGATGTTTTGCTGTTTGTCTGAAAGTATTTGCGTTGCAGGCATGGCGCAGAGACAATCCCGTCTTGCTCAAGATCATGATGACTGTGGTGAGGGAGTCTGGCCAGCGGCCGGAAGGCGCAATTTTCGACTGTAAGGAAATCCATTAACACAGAAATTTCCGCTTGACAAGTGTTTCACAAGAAAAAAAATCATGCCTGTGGATAACAGAAGTCTCCATAGGCTTTTTCATGCCACTCTCCGTGTAACTCTTCTTTCGAACTCCAAGGTCAAACGTATCGTCTCGATGGCTTCTTCTACGTCGGACTCAGAAAAACGATGTCCGGTTTCATAGTGCTCGGCAAGCATAGCCAGCCCGAAATGCAGGATGGTGACGGCGCGCACGCCTTGCGTTTGCTGTGAGACTTGAGGATAGTACGCTGCGCCAAGCTGCCAGAGCGGGAGTTCATCTTCTGCGGCAGATTCGAGCCAGCGCAGGACCGGGCGAAACATCGGATGCACCGCCAATTTCGCCCGCGTGCACGCCTGCCCCATAGCTACGGCGCGGTCCGCCGGGCCGAGATTGCGGAAGGCATTGTCATAGCGGGGGAGAAGCTTCGATGTTGCTGGCCCCTTGTGGCGTGATCCGGCATAATGGCGCATGTAGCGAAGCGCGGCCTGGTATTCCTCGTTGGTGATGGTGCCGCGCCGCTCCAGATTGTCGAGAACCGGCGTGATCCGCCAGTAGTAGTTTGCAGTCGGGAAGCCGGATTCGGTGTGAATGAGCTTGGCCTTCACCTTCTGGCCTGCGTCGCGCGCCTTCTCAATGCGCTGCAGCGTCGGCGCGTGGTCTTCGCCGCCCGGCCCACGACGGGACAGGAACTGCTCAAGCTCCCGGGAGTGCTGCTCGACTGCGCTGCGTGTCTTTCTCGGCTTGCGGTCGGTCATTTGTGCTTGACCTCAATGACGGTGGTTTTGTTAGCCTCGTCCCGCCATAGCGTGGTCTCCGCATCAAGCGCCGCTATCTGGTGGTCATACGTGATTTCAACTTTGCCGCCAGCGGCGAGAACTGCGGCGGCAAGCAATCGAGCCTTGTCACGTTTCTCCCGATCGAGTTCCTGCTTGAGGGCGCTCACCACGCGGGCCGCTTGCGATACGAGTTCATCCATGTCGGATGCGTAGTCTTTGAAATCCACGTAATCGAAATCTTTTTTCATTCTGCTTCTGTCCCCTCGATTTCAGCCCGTATAGCCTCGGCAATCATGTCACCTGCCGTCTGGCTTTGGCATTTGGACGCTGAACCCGGCAAACGGACCTTCTTCCAGCTTGCCTTCGTCCTCATAGTCGGCATAATCGACCAGCAGAACGCCGTTACCCTTCGGAGTGACGATGAATTTCGGAATGGCATCGTCGAACATGCTGCCGAGCGCGACCGTCGTGAACATCAGTTTGTCCACGCTTTTGAGGCCGTTCGCGAGATTGTGGTCAATATCGCGGCAGACCTCGGCCTTCACCTCGTCAAGCGTGTGGTGACGCTTCGCCAGTTCCTCGGCAAGCGGCGTGAATTCCAGCGTGTAAGCTTGGGTCATATTCCTCTCCCTCGCGTGCCTTACGGCTTGCTTCAGTCCGGTTATGATCTTTGAGCGCGCCACGGCTACAGCCCCGCGATCTTCGGGCGTTTGCGGATGTTTACCCCCGCGCCGATGCCGACAACTTCCCCTGTTTGCATGGCGTCGCCGCGCGCCTTGCAAAGTGCGATATAATCAATATCTGCATAGACGTATTGCTGCGAAGCGAGGCCGCGAATGGTCGTTGAGGATTTCCGTGGACGAATCTCCCCGCTCATGGTGATCTGG